CATAAAAAAAGGAAAGTCCTCGCACGTTGCTGCAACGTCAGAGCGATAATGTAAATTCTTTCCCTTTCCGAAAGTCATAGTATAATTAAAAAATACATAGCTTTCTGCTAAACCCTCGGCATTCGTCGCAGGAGCGGGAATGTAGTCCGTGGATATAGAGCGTTTAAATTCCTTGCGGATGATAAAACTATCCTTATTAAAAGGAGTATTATAATCACCGACACCACCAGTGTATGAAGCACCTGGTTCAATCATAGAGGTATAATTAATACCTACTGTTCCAGAGGTAAGAGTAGCAGCATCTAGAATGTTACGTTGTCGCAATACAGCAGCACGTATCAAAACACGGCTTGCAAGAGCACTTCCAGTAGGAAGATTCATTCGGAAGTAACCTCTGATAACAATCTTTTTAAGAGTTATCTGGTTACCTATGCGATTATTTTCACCCAATCCCTGGACGATACCAGGCAAAATAGAAAAAACATTAGTTGTACGAGTAGTAGCATTAATGTCTTGACGAACATCAGAACTAGATATAGCAACAGGATTGCCAACCTTTAATTCCCTTTGGGAATTCAACACAGCAAAGACACGCTTTGCAAATGTCATCTTTTTAGCACCTCTACGGGCACCCTTACGATTTCTGCGAAAACCTTTTGGCATTGTATATATACCTTTTAGAAAATAAATTTGCTAAATATATTTCCTAAAAAACTACTTAAAAAAATTTCTAGGTATATATTAAATGTCACTAACTGATTTAGAGATATTAGAGACGGAAGAAAGGGGTAATACTATTAACCTTTCTTCCTCTTCCCCAAAGCAACCTTTGCAGTACATCCATCATTTTTTTACTTGGAACAATTACTTGCCACAAGACATAGAGACATTAAAGTCCCTATTTAATCATATTGCATATGACTATGTGTTCCAGGAGGAAATCGGAGCAAGTGGAACACCACACCTACAAGGAGTGGTATCCTTAAAGTCCCGAAAACGATGGTCTGAATTCAATTTACCAAAGGATATACATTGGGAAAAAGTAGCACACGTGCCTGATAGTTACGAGTATTGCAGCCGCCCCACAAAACGCTTTGGCGGATGTTGGTCGCTTACATATCCAATACCAGTTAAGTTAGATATATTAGACTACACACAACTTAAACAATGGCAACTGGATGTAGTAGAACACGTAACTTCAAAACCTGACGATAGAACCATATGGTGGTTATGGTCGGCTAGCGGAAATATTGGCAAAAGCACGTTTTGCAAATACTTGGCATACACCTTTGACGCAATTGTCTGCGGTAAAGGTCAGTACAGCGATATTATAAATATAATGTTTAAAGCCAATATGAACAAGACTAATCTTGTCGTATTTGATTTGCCCCGAAATAACGGAAATAAAATTTCCTATTCTGCATTAGAAGCCATTAAAAATGGTCTCATAGTTAATACTAAATACGAAACAGGGGCTAAACTATTTAATGCGCCGCACATAATCGTCTTCTCTAATATGCCACCGTGTGTAGATGCTATGAGCGGTGACAGATGGGTTATTAAGTGTTTAGATTAATCAGTTTTTCATATAGTACACATACGTGTTCTATATGAAACATTACATAGTAAGATATGTACGGTTTCTAGGAGGGTGTTCTTACGAACAACAGTTTAGTCATCATCCTCGCAAGCGAGGATAGACGCCAAAACTCTTGTCCGACAAACACGGCGACGGACAAGCTCGCAAAAACGGATAAACCGTTTTCGCTCACTCCACCTCGCAGTGAGATACCCCCCAAGGGGGGGTATCAACGTTTTCTAAAATACTTATTTGATTAAACATCGTAGAAATATGGGGTTGCAACTGCATTGTAAAATACGGAACCAACAGGCAACACTACGCCAGAGCCGATAGCTGATGCTGATGCTACCATAAAAAAAGGAAAGTCCTCGCACGTTGCTGCAACGTCAGAGCGATAATGTAAATTCTTTCCCTTTCCGAAAGTCATAGTATAATTAAAAAATACATAGCTTTCTGCTAAACCCTCGGCA